TTCACGCCGGCAGCGCATCCACCAGGCAATTTACAAGCGGAAGCACTCATGAAATAGGTCTGCTTGGGGAGTTTTCATTCGGGCGTCTGGTTGGCCAAATGCCAGACGTAGAAAAAAGAATAAACGGAGACAGAGGAGTTGACTTCGTTGTTCCATTCTTAAAAATTATAGACGTAAAGACAACCAAGGCTCCAGCCGCGTATCATACCTCAACATTATATGTTGAAAGTGGTAAGGTCTTAGCAGACATTTACGTTCTCGCTGTCGCTAATGATGATAAGACAGACGCTAAATGCGTAGGCTGGACGACTAAAGACTATATATTATCCGTAGAGCCTAAAAGGTCTTTCCATGGAATCCTGACCCATCAAATTCCACAGGAGAGGCTTACGAACATGAATGAGCTATTGAGGCGAGTCCCAAAATGGACAGCCACTTGGAGATTTGATTCAAGTGACAACCATTGATGGCTTAAGCCTAAATTGGGATAAAGTTCTTTTTAATATTGACAAGGTTCAGGCAGAAGACAGCCTGTCAGAATTCGTCAAGCAAGCATGGCATATCATTGAGCCTGGTCAGACCTACATCCATGGCTGGCATATTGATTTCATCTGTGAACACCTTGAAGCCGTAACCTACGAGCTGGAAATGCCGGATGGCGGCGTCTACAACAGACTTCTGGTGAATGTTCCGCCAGGAACAATGAAATCCCTACTCACTAACGTATTCTGGCCAGCATGGGAGTGGGGTCCACAGAACCTCCCCCACATGCGTTACGTCTGCGCCAGCCACAGCCAAGACCTAGCCATCCGTGACGGCTTGCGGATGCGCCGGCTTATTGAAAGCGAATGGTATCAAGAAAGATGGGGTGAGAGAGTTCAGCTTACCAAAGATCAGAACCAGAAGACCAAGTTTGAAAACACCTCGACAGGATTCCGCCAGGCTGTCGCAGCCGGATCTATTACCGGCGCCAGAGGTGACAGAGTTATCATAGACGACCCGCACAGCGTTGAGGGCGCCGCATCTGACCAGCAACGCCAGTCAACCATTCTGTGGTTCAGTGAGGCAGTTCCAACCCGCTTAAATAATCCTGATAGGTCGGCAATTGTTGTCATTATGCAAAGACTGCATGAAGAAGATGTCTCCGGCGTCATTTTAGAAAAGGATTTGGGTTATGACCATATTATGCTTCCAATGCGCTACGAGCCGGGGAGGTCATTCCCCACATTGCTTGGCCTTGAAGACCCAAGAACAGAAGAAGGGGAACTTCTTTTTCCGGCTCGTTTTCCCGAATCTGTGGTTGATAGGGATGAACGGATTATGGGACCCTACGCCACAGCCGGGCAGTTTCAACAGTCGCCGGAACCAAGGGGTGGCGGTATCATCAAAAGGGAATGGTGGCAGCTCTGGAAGGATAAGTCTTATCCGCCATTTGACTACATCATTGCGTCATTAGATACGGCATACACCACCAAGACTGAGAATGACCCGTCTGCCATGACTGTTTGGGGGATATGGACTGGTGGAGACCAGACAGCGCAAGTCACGCGCATGCCAACGTCAGAAGGTGAAATGCTGAGTGTTCTTGAGAGAACCTATACTCAGGAGCACCCCAGGGCCATGCTGATGTATGCCTGGGCGGAAAGGCTGGAGTTGCATGAGCTCGTTGAGAAAGTCCAAGAGACAATGGGCGCCTACAAGGTAGATAAGCTGCTTGTTGAGAATAAAGCCAGCGGCCACAGTGTAGCCCAGGAGATTCGTCGCCTTTATGGCCATGAGGAGTTTATGGTCCAATTGATTGACCCTAAGTCTCAAGATAAGATGGCGCGCCTATACAGTGTTCAGCATCTTTTTGCTGAGGGGCTTATCTACGCGCCGGACAGGTCATGGGCGGATATGGTCATTACTCAAGTTGCTCAGTTTCCAAAAGCAAAACATGACGACCTTGCTGACACGGTTAGCATGGCGCTGCGGCACCTGCGGGACGCCGGACTGCTTGTTAGAAACGCTGAATGGACGGCAGACCTCGACCAAGGTAGAGTGCATCACGGCTCTGAGGAGGAGCCGCTCTATCCAATATAGATGGGAAGACACAATGATTTACGCCAACGCAGTTGTTGACGTTCTGGAAGCTGCGCCACCTCATGGCAAGGGTCTGGGAAAATATAAAGTTGAGGTGTGGGGGAAAGAGCCACATGATTATGTGCGCGTCTATGAAATAGCTTCCAAAACTGATACACTAGCAGCCCGCGAGGGCCTTGATAGGTTTTGCGAAGAAATTGGTAAACTCGTTGATAGTAAGGACAGTTGATTATGGGTATGACTCCCGGCCTCAATCCAGCCATCCGGCAAGTAGAGGGCCAGGAGCCCCAAGGCCTCGGCGCAGCTGAAGATATTTTAGTTGAAATCCTTGAAGATAATGATGACAGGCAAGAAGTAGACGACTCTGGCAACATCATAAAGATTGAACACGGTGACGGGTCAGTCAGCATATCCTTGGACGGAAATGGTCTTGGCAAAGAGTCTGAGGCTGATAAATCCGCTGAGTGGTTTGGCAATCTTGTTGAAGATATTGATAGCATGGAGTTAGGCAGAATTGCCGAAGACCTGCTTCGCGGCGTTAGAGATGACTTAGACAGCCGCAATGAATGGATTGAAGACAGGGCGCAAGGCATTAAGCTTCTTGGCCTTAAGATAGAAATCCCTGGAATACAGGGCGCAGCGGACGGTGCCCCTGTTGAGGGTATGAGCAAGGTAAGACATCCGCTTCTTCTTGAATCTGTTCTTCGCTTCCAAGCTAATGCAAGAAGTGAGCTTCTTCCGACGGATGGTCCAGTTAAAATTCGTAACGACGACTATATGGCCACCATGCAGGAAGATGGATTGGCGGATGCTCTTGAAAAAGACCTCAACCATTATCTTACGGCTGTCGCGCGTGAGTATTACCCAGACACAGACAGAATGCTATTTATGCTTGGGTTTGGGGGGACATCATTTAAGAAAGTTTACTTCTGCCCACTTCGAGGCCGTCCAGTTTCTGAGACGGTAGACGCTGATGACTTGATTGTTAATAATGCTGCGACGGATTTGAGTAACGCCAAGCGCACTACTCACCGTGTTTTCATGCGTCAGTCTACTGTTAAGCGTTTGCAGATTTTAGGCGTTTACCGAGACATTGATTTAACAGTTCCGTCAATGGATCAGCCGGATGCGGTTCAACGCCAAAAGGCGGATCAGCAAGGCATTTCTATTGATACAAGAAATCCTGAAGACAGAGATAGAGAAATTTATGAAATTTATTGCGAATTAAACATAAGGGGACATGAGCACAAATATAAAGGAAAAGAGACAGGATTAGAGATTCCCTACAGAGTAACTATTGATGTATCCTCTAGGGAAATACTCTCCATTGTAAGAAACTATGATGAACCGACGGGCGAGGAAGGTGATGAATTACCTGAAGCGCGAAACAACTTTGTTAAATATTCTTTCGTCCCCGGTATGGGCTTTTACGACATTGGTTTACTTCACATCCTTGGCAACACTACTAATGCGGTGACGGCTGCATGGCGAGAAATGTTAGACGCCGGAATGTATGCAAATTTTCCGGGCTTCCTCATGGCAGATACTGGTGCCCGCCAAAATACAAATATCTTCCGTGTTCCTCCAGGTGGGGGCGCTTTAGTAAAAACTGGCGGAATGCCAATTAGCCAAGCCATTATGCCATTGCCCTACAAAGAGCCTGGGCAGGCTATGATGAATTTGGTTAGCAACATGGTTGAGACTGGCCAGCGTGTTGGCTCAACAAGTGAGTTGCAAGTTGGTGAAGGGCGCCAAGATGCGCCTGTTGGCACAACGCTGGCAATGATTGACCAGGCTACAAAGATTCTTAATTCCGTTCACAAGCGCATGCATGCGTCACAGGCTGAAGAGTTTCAGTTGTTGGTGCGTTGCTTTAGGGAGCATCCTGAAAGCTTTTGGAAGCGTATGAAGTCTCCATCTGCACCTTGGAACTATCAGCTGTTTATTGAGGCCCTGGACAATTATGAGTTGGTTCCGCAGGCTGATCCAAACACAGCTAGTCAAACACAGCGACTAATGAAGGTAATGGCTTTGAAGCAATTGCAGCAAGGCAACCCTGGTATGTATGACCCAATTAAGATTGACATGGTTGCAATGAAAGCCATTGGCTGGAGCAACCCTGAGCAGTTTATGGCTGCTACGGCGGGTCAGCCTCAGACGCCGCCTGAGGTTCAACTGGCTCAAGAGCAGTTGAAGATTCAGAAGCAAGAGGCTGACGCTAGGACAATGGATGCACAGTCTAAGGCTGCTGAGGTCCAGATTAAGGCTCAAAGCCAAAACAATCCAAATCAACAGCCTGACCCTGCTCAGTTGATGGAAGTTCAAATGAAGCAGGCTGAGTTGCAAGAGAAGCAAATGGAGTTGCAGCAACAGCGTGAGGAGTTGCAACATAAGGTTATGGACAGTCAGTTTGACGCCATAAACCGTCAGCGGGATAGGGAAAGCCGTGAAAGACTGGCGGCTGTAAAGTTGGCTGAGGATATTGCGGCCAATCCTACGTCGCTTCCTATTATCCAAAGCATTATTGAGCCTGGCATGCTTCAAAGGCTGGAAAGCCAAGAGGCTCCATTACCTATAATCAATACAGGTGAATGATGGCTAAGAAGAAACTTAAATATCCATTAGCCATGCCAAAGGAAGCCAAGCTTGAGTTGAAGGCTGGAAAAGCAAAGCTGAAAAATATTTCTCCGGGCGAGTTTCTTGGAGAGACTCAAGAGATGGAAATGGATGAAGGGGATAGGTCCATTATCCGTGGCTTCAAGAAGCATATTAAGCATGGTCATCATATTGGTCCTTTGAAGCTGTATAAAGACAATATCCAAGACGGCAGACACAGAGCTGAGGCGTCAAAAGAGCTAGGAATTAAAGAGGTTCCTGTCATGGATTTTCGCCATACTGATGATGATGGCAGAGACGAAAGAGCTCTTGGCGGCGGCATTCCTTATCAGCATGATTTAGGTGATGATGATTCCGGCGCTTTCTTTCGTCGGTTGATTGCCTGGAGCTTTGCTGCTGCGCCTGTTTTGAAGCGGGCGGATGGTGGGCCAGTATTAGAGGATGGGTTTCCGACACATTACCTTCCTGAAGTTGGAAGACAGGTTATGCAAGGCGGCGGGACTCCTGACGACATTGAGGCTGCTATTAAAACAGCCAATGAAGTTGCTGCGCGGGAAGGCGCTACGCACCATAAAGGTGTAAGCGGCGCGGTTGAATTTGCGCCTATGTCAATTGAGGAACCTTTAACACATTCGCGTCTTCCTCTTGGCACATATCCAAAGGGAACTACTGACGTTATTCAGCCAGCCCTCCAAGCTGCTTCAGAGATAGCTCCTTACTTTACGCCGGCTGCTCCTATTGCTGCGGCAAGAGATGTTGCGGTTGGATTGCGTGAGGGGGACCCAACTACTGCTGCGTTATCAGCTCTTGGTCTTCCAGGAAAGGCTGCGAAGGCGGCTGCGGTTGGCGCCGCTGCTCTTATGCCAGAAGATGCTGAAGCTGGACCAATAGCAAAGGCGTTAAATATTGTAAAAGGATTAAAGCCTTCAGTTGTCAAAGCTTCTGATATTATTTCACGAGACCCGAATCTTTCTTCGGAATTGCAAGTTTCGAACTTTGGAAAACCATTAAGTGAAATTGAATATGTGGCTACTCCAACAGGATTATTGCGGCCTAAGAAAGTTCTGACCCCAGAGGATTTATATAAAGAGGGAGCCTATGTTGCTCCTGCCTTAGGAGATAGAACTGAAGCTGAAATGATTTTGCATGAAATTAATGGCGTTCCATTAGCGGAGCCTGTTTTGCTTCAAGGTGGAGGTAATTATCAGAGGTCTAGGTTTGCTCCTTCTCCTTGGGCATCTCGCCCAGCAACAGCCAAACAAATGTTAGAAAAAATACAGTCCCAATTACCTGATGAAGATGTTCCTGTTTATATGGCCCACACTCTTATGGGTATTCCTAGTATGGATTCTTCCCATATGATTGCTCAAAGTTTGTTAAGGCAAGCTCCAAACTTAAATCTTGATACATCTGCATTAAAGAAGCTTAATGATTTTGTTTCTGGAAAAGTAAGTGACAAAGCTGGTGAGTGGCCAGGTTTTGAAAATTGGAAAGAATCAGAAAAGTTTCTAGCAAGTCGCCCTGGAACAGCTTCATCTGAATTTGCAAAAGCCCTAGATAGATCCACTATGATAAAAGGTGGGTTCCCAGATGTTGGAGCAGCTAGAGTTGCTGCAATGGACCCTAATCTTATAAGCGGGGAACATTTGGCAAGTGGTTATTCTTTATCAAGATTAGACCCTAAGGGAAAAATTTTAGTTGATCCAGAGCATATACATGAAACATACGGGGGGCAGTTACCCGGAAATATTGGATATGCTGGAGGATTTGAGCATCAAGTTCCTGCTCGGTTAATGTTCCCAAATTGGTATAAGAACATAAAGCCAGAATATCTTGAAAAGAAATCAGGAAGAATGGTCCCTATGACGCCTACAATGTATCAGCAAGCGTTAATGACTCAGACGCCTGTTCAAAAGGCGGACCAAGAATGGCTTGATAATATTATGAGCTATCTTGAAAAAAATAAAAAAGGATGGGGGTATTATGTTGGTGGAATGGTATAACCTTTAATGTCACCAACAAGCATGTTTAATTCGTTAATAATGATTTCTGCATCTTTATTTTTTTCTAGGTCTAACCCTAAAACAAGAATAAGCTCGCCTATTTTTGTGTGGATAGACTCTATAAGGCACTCGGCGTCATATTGAGTGAAATGCTCCATATCAATCCCCCATATCAACACTATGAATATTATCTACGCTAGTATATTATCTTTGCTTCCGCAAGCTTTTGCGGAGGGGGGACGCCCCACAATCTGGCCGGAGAGTTTAAATGTATAAAATTGCCAAAGAGGCCCGCGAGAAGATGAAGGCGAAAGCCCGTTCTCTTGCTGGCGAAAAGGATCAAAAGGTAGATAGCTCAGACTGGATCCCAGCTGAACCGTTGAATACGGAAGCCAAGACGGGCATGCGTCCTATCTCCCCTCGGAATTATAAGAAGGGTGGCAAGGTTGTTGGTAAGGCTGCGGGTGCAGCTTCCAAGGCCAGAGCTGACAGAAAGGCCCGCAAGGCAGGCGGCGCTGTAGAAAAAGAAATTGGTGTTGGCATGGCCAACAAGAACATGAAGGAAGCCAATAAGTCACGCGAAGGCGTGAAGCACATTGGCGGCCTTAAGCATGGCGGCGAAGTTCCATCTGACAAAGAGACGCAGACGGATAAGGCCCGCATTGGAACGGAAAAGATTAAGCCAGTCCGTGGCGCTGCCCAGCATTATAAGAAGGGCGGCAAGGCAGATCATCCTGATGTTGCTGAGGATAAATCCCTCATTAAGAAGATGGTTAAGAAAGAAGCCCTTACTGGCAAAGCTGAAGGTGGCGGCAAGTGGATTCAGAAAGCTATTAAGCATAAGGGAGCCTTACATAAGCAGTTAGGTGTTCCTGCTGGTGAGAAGATTCCAGCTAAGAAGCTTCATGCTGCGGCTGAAAAGGGCGGAAAGTTAGGAAAACGTGCGCGGTTGGCTGAGACGCTTGGACGCCTTGGCAAGGCTTGGGGCGGCGGATTAACTGGTGAAAAGAAAAGTAAAGGCCGTAAAAATAAACACTTCCCAGAAATCAGCATAAAAATTGAAACAAGTAAAAGTAATCAGCCTTTGTCTGATATGGGTATTCCAATGGGTGCTGGCATGCCTGCACCAGTTGGCGCCCCTGCGGCTCCGCCTATGGGTGCTGCTGGTCCTGCGCCAACACCCCCAGGGATGGCTCCTGGTGCGCCTCCTCCAGGTGGTGTTCCTGGTATGCCGTTTAAAAGTGGTGGCCGTGTAGGTAAGTTTAACGGCGGCCCAATGATGGGTGCGCCTGTTGCGGCTCCTCCTGTGGCCGTTATGCCTGGTCCTGGATCTACTCCTACTGGATCTTTTGGGCCAGCTCCTTCCGCTGTCCCTACTGGCTCCTTTGGTCCGGCTCCTGCGCCAATGCCTCCAGGAGTTAGCCAATTACCCCCAAGTGTCGGCCCTGGAATAATGCGTCCTCCAATGGGCGGGCCTCAAGTGCCGCCAATGGGTGGTGGAGTTACACCTACAGGATTTCATCCAATAACTGGACAGCCAATGGGAGGTCCTATTGGGTCCCCTCCTGTATCTAGGATGCCTGGTGGTATTGGCGCCCCTGGGGTTATCCCTCGCCGCCGTCCTATGCCTGGTCCTATGCCTGCTCCTGGACCTGTTGGCGGACCTATAACTGGAGTTCCTTTAATGCGTAAATCAGGTGGTAGAATTACGAAGGTAGCCAAGTCATACAAAGACATGGAAGCCGGCGCAGCAAGTGGTGAAGGCCGTTTGCAGAAAACTGATATTGCCAAGCTGCGCAAGGATGCTCCTGCGCGCAAGTCTGGAGGAAAGGTTCGCGGTAAGTAATTACTGCGACGGGGCTGGCTACTTCCCCCTTCCTCAAGAAGCCAGCCCCACTTACATAGAGGAAGGCCAGAGAGGAAGCTGGATATGGGAACACTTACGCCGTTGCACGTTTACGTGCATTTACTAGAAGACCTTATTGATACTGAGATTGAACGTCTTATGGAAAATATGGCTTTAGGCCGTCACGACTATCCTGAATACAAATATGCAGCGGGCAAGATTGCTGGTCTTGCCCAGACGAAGGAATATCTGGCTGAAGCAGACCGGGTATACAGAGAGAAGGTTCTCTAACGAAGAAGGGGAAAATAATGGTTAATATGCTTATGGATCACGACGTTGACCCTAAGCAGAAGTTACTAGGTGAATTAGGTGATTTATCCAATATTGAGATTTTTAACAACCAAGTGCTCTGCTGTGTTTATATCAGGCCCAATAAAACTAAGAGCGGTCTGTATTTAACAGACAAGTATACGGACGAAGACAGGTATCAGGGCAAAATTGGCCTGATTGTCGGTATGGGTCCGTCTGCCTTCCAAGATGATACGGGTGAATGGTTTGATAATGCCACCCTCAATCTTCATGATTGGGTTGTATTTCGGCCATCTGACGGCTGGGGCGTCACTATAAATGGTGTTTTGTGCCGAATGTTGTCGGACACGCAAATAAAAATGCGTGTGCCGTCTCCAGACGTAGCTTGGTAAGGAGTATTTAAATGAGTGATGATCCTGAAGTCGTCGAAGTGACGCTGGAAGATGATAAAAAAATGCCTGAAAATGAGCCAGAAGTTGAAATTGTAGACGAAGCTTCGGCAAAACCTGAAAAGGTAGAGAAATCTTCTGAAATTGCACCAGAAGAAGGCATTAATGAGCTCAAGCGCAAGCTTGAAATTGAGCAATTAGCGCGAGTTGAGGCTGAAAGACGCGCAAGAGAGGCTCAACTTAATGCTCAAAAGGCCAAAGATGAGACAATTGAAGCCCAATATCAAATGGTTTCTAACGCCATTGATACATTAAAGGGGCGTTCTCAAGCTTTGCAGAATGCTTATGCTGAGGCGTTAAATGTTGGCGACCATGCAAAGGCCGCTGAAATCAATAACGCCATGGTTACGAATGAAAATCAGCTTGAAAAGCTGAAAGAAGGCAAAAAAGCTATGAAAAAGCAGTTGAAAGATGCGGAAGACGCATCTTCTCAACAGCAACAACAGCCTGTTCAGCATGGGGACGTTGTAGATCAGCTTATTTCTTCTGTTGCGCCTTCTTCTCCTAAGTCTGCCATGTGGCTACATCAAAACAGAAGTCTTATTCGTTCTGAAACAGACGTAAGAAAGATGTTCAGGGCGCATGAGGACGCAATAGATGATGGTATTAGGCCAGACTCAGATGAATATTTTAAGTTCATTGAAAGTCGTCTGACTCCCAGTCGTCGTTATGAGTCTCCACAAAATGAAGCCACACCAGAAAGCCCTCTTTCTAGTGCAGCTGCGCCTAAAAGAACCCCACAACCACCTCCGGCTCCTGTTTCTCGTGGGGGCCAGAGGCCGAATGTCGTGCGTCTTTCGCGTGAGCAAGCCGACATGGCAAAAATGATGGGAATGACTGAATCTGATTACGCTAAACAGATGGTTGCGCTTCAAAAAGAAGGCAAGCTTGGACATTAAGGATTAAAATCATGAGTGATACGCCAATAGTTACAAAAAGAGGCCGCAAGCCAAGTCTTTTTGGTAAAAAGAACCCAGTTGAATCAATTGATGAAATTGACTCAGAACTTGAAGGCATCCAGTCTGGTGCCCCTGCTGATGTTCAGCCAATACGCCCTTCACTACGGGAAGAAGACCCTAGAACTCGCGCAGCTAAACGTGCTGCTGAGTTGCGTGGTCATTTAGGGGATGTTGTTGATGGCACTGATGACTTTTACATCAGTGAAGACACCATTCCCGACGGCTGGCAATATGAGTGGAAGCGGCATACAACTTACGGCGCCGAAGATCCTGCTTATCAGGTAGCTTTGGCCCGTTCTGGTTGGACGCCTGTTCCTGCTTCGCGCCATCCTGAAATGATGCCGCATAATACCGCCAGTGAAACTATCTTGCGTAAGGGGATGGTTTTAATGGAATGTCCAAAAGAAATTACGGATGAGCGTAAGCGGTATGAACAGCGCAAGGCCCGTGAGCAAGTCCGACATAAGGAAGCACAACTTGCTGGAACTCCTGAGGGCACAATGACTCGTGACCATGCGCGAGTGAGGCCGAGTATTAAAAAGGGATATGAGCCAATTCCTGTTCCTGAGGAATGAGATAATAGGGGCGGCAATTAACCGCCCCTTTACTTTTATTAGTTGTCAATAGTATAATGTTATTAAGTCTTAAAGGCTTAGGCTCCCCCGGCGCGGAGCATTAACTTATCCCTGTTCCATAGTTGCCCCGGCGCGCAATGAAGGAACTCCTGAAAAGGAGGAACCGTCATGGCGAATACAAATGCGCCGTTTGGTTTCAAACAGTATCAGGGCACTGGGTCTGCTCCCACCTATGAGCAGGTCGCAATGACCATTGCTAGTAATTACGCCACGGCAATTTACTTTGGCGACCCCGTGCAGCCAGTGGTTGGCACGGCAACTGGTTATATCCGCGTTTATAACACCGCTGGCACGGCTG